ACTGGAAAATCTCAAGTTCTCTATCTACAGAGCAGATTTCTTAGAATCCGGATCCGTAGAATTTTATAATAAAGAATTGGCATCATCTAAACTAATGCCAGATTCTCTGTCATTTAGTTCTAGAAAAATAAAAGTAACATTAACAGCTGCCATAACTGCCCTATCACCAGGAACTGTTCTGACACAAGATAATACAAATGCAACAGCAATTGTAACTAAATCAACAACAACTGAGTTAACACTCGACAATGTTCAGGGAGAATTTTTACAGAATAATACGGATAAACTAATATACACTCCTGTAGGTGGATCTGCTACTGATTTAGTAGATGGATCAAGTAATTTAGTTTATCCAAGTGCAATCAATATTACAGGTGATGGATTGCATGTAAAGATCAATCATAAAAATCATGGAATGCACTCAACGAATAATAAAGTTAAATTATCAAAGGTTAGCTCTGATATAAAAGCAACCAAATTGAGTGTTCTTTATCCTACAGGATCTACAATATCAATATCGCTTGATGATGCATCTGAATTTTCAACTTTTGAAAATGTTCCTGTAGGGACAAATAATACTGGCTTCATAATAATTGAGGATGAAATAATTGAATACACTGGTGTAACCGGAAATCAACTTACTGGTATCACTAGAGGAATTGATAATACCTCTTCCAGAACATATCCTTTTGGAACTCCAGTTTATAAGTATGAAGTAAATGGAATAAATTTGAGAAGAATCAATAAAACTCATGATATTGCTATTTCGGAAACAACACCAGTAACATTTGATTCTTATTATATTAAATTGGATATGTCCGAAGTGTTCAATTCAAATAATGATCCTAGAGATGATGATCTCATATCAGCTAAGTTGTTTGCAAAGGAGACAAAAACTTGTGGGGGATATTTGGCTGAGGCTGCATACAATATCCCATTTGAAATAATAACTCCAAATATTCACAACTTGACAGTTGATGGAACAAATATATCTGCTCAAATAAGAACTACTACAGGCCAATCTTTGAGTGATGAAGAAGTGCCGTTCCTGAATACTGGATTTGAAGAGGTATCAATAAATAAGACAAATTATTTAAATTCTCCAAGAATTATTTGCTCAAAAGTTAATGAAGATGCGAGAATGTCCGCAAATCCAGGAAGCAAATCAGCAAACCTCAGATTATTCTTAAGCACGACAAATTCAAAACTAAGTCCTGTAATTGATGCAGAAAGAGTAAGTATGATACTTACATCAACAAGGATCAATAGTATAATTGAGAATTATGCTACGGATGATAGAGCTAATCAATTGTTCACAGATCCCACTGCATGCCAATATGTTTCCAAGGAAATGAATATTGAGAGTTCAGCAAAAGCAATCAAGATCCTACTCAATGCAGAATTAACCCAGGGAACAGAAATTCGTGCTTTCTATGCCACGAGTCCAAACAAAGGGTTTGATCCAGTATTTACACCATTCCCAGGAAAGGGAAGTGCTAAAGATGGAACCCCAGACAAAACGGTTGCAAAATCTCTTGGATATAAAGAATATGAGTTTACAACTCCAGAACTATCTGAATTTAAGTCATATAAGATAAAAATAATCTTAACGTCTAAGAGCCAGGTAAATATCCCAAGAATTAGAGATTTAAAAGTAATCGCATTGGCATAATATGGAATACAAAAGAGATGATTCTACAAATTCTATATCAAATACAGATACAAACAAATATGAGGAATATGTATCAAGAAGAAATTCTAAGATAAAACATAATAAAAAAGTTGATTCTATGAGAGTTGATTTGGACAATATGAAAGATGAAATTAGTGAAATTAAAATGATGTTAAAAAAACTCACTGATGGAATATGATGAGCTTATACTGACTGGAAACATGTTAAATTTTGAACAGCTAAAAGAAAAGTGCCTTGAAAATCCACCAAGACACCCACAGTTTAAAAACTTAATACCATATATTGAAGAATGTGATGATATTGAGGAAATGAGAAAAATGGCATTATCTTGGTGTTGGTCTGTCTATCACCAAGAAGATGCTAAAAGAGACATGTATAATACTATAAGATATATGGAAACAGGAACTTGTGATGGTGATGGTGGGGTTTTATGAATAATGATAAATACTTTCAATAGGTCTATTAGAAGTAAATGTCAAAGCCATCAAGTAGGTCTGAATTAGTAAATTATTGTAAAAGACAATTAGGTGCTCCAGTACTAGAAATTAATGTTGCCGAAGAGCAACTAGATGATCTTGTAGATGACGCTCTGCAGTATTATCATGAAAGGCATTTTGATGGAGTGGTGCAAACTTACTTAAAGTATAAAATAACACAAGATGATATTGATAGAGGTAGAGCAAAAGAAAAAGATGGAAATGTAGGTGTAACTACAACGACTGTTAGCTCAGAGATGCCAGGAATGGGAACTGTAAGTTTTTCCTACAATGAATCTGGTAATTATTTACAAGTTCCATCGTCTGTAATAGGAATAACTAAGATATATCACTTTGATGGTGCAAATACCACTACAAATAATATGTTTAGTTTGAAATATCAAATGTTTCTAAATGATCTCTACTATTGGGGGTCTATGGAGATTCTTACATATGCGATGACTAAAACATATTTGGAAGATCTTAACTTCTTATTAACGACTGAAAAGCAAATCAGATTTAATCAGAGAATGGATCGATTGTATATTGATATTGATTGGTCAGCCGTAAAAGAAGGCGAGTACTTGATTATAGATTGCTATCGTCTTCTTGACCCAAACGAATATACAGATGTATGGAACGATTCTTTTTTAAAAAGATACCTAACGGCACTCGTGAAGAGACAGTGGGGGCAGAATCTAATTAAGTTTACTGGAGTAAAACTTCCCGGAGGAGTTGAGTTAAATGGAAGAATGATATACGAAGATGCTCAGAGAGAAATTGACTATATCCTAGAGGAAATGTCAAGCACATATGAGCTCCCACCACTAGATATGATTGGTTAATATGTTAAATCCATTTTTTACACAAGGTACGGTAGGCGAGCAAAGCCTAATCCAAGATCTAATTAATGAACAATTGAGAATGTATGGCATTGAAGTTCACTATATGCCAAGATCTTTTATTGGGGAAAACGATGTTATAAGAGAGGTTGTACAGTCAGCATTCACAAGTTCATATCCAATAGAAGCTTACATACAAAATTATGAAGGATATGCAGAGAACCCAGTTCTACTCTCAAAGTTTGGTATAGAACAAACTCAAGAAGTAGTTTTTGTAATATCTCAGGAAAGGTGGGAAAGTTATATTGAACCGCTTATTAGAGATAAACCGGATGTAAAATTATCCAGTAGACCAAAAGAAGGTGATTTGATATATCTTCCTCTGGGAGATCGTTTATACGAAATAAAATATGTAGAACATGAGAAACCATTTTATCAACTCCAGAAAAATTATGTTTATGAGTTGAGATGTGAACTCTTCCGTTATGAAAATGAAGTTATTGATACTGACATTCATGAAATTGATGACAATCTTATTGGAAATGAAATTGATGGAAAAAATTCAGATGGAACTTCAGTAATCTTAGGTCCAACACAAACAATTCTTGTCACTGGTATAGGTATTACTGCTACCGCAACAGCAACAATTGCTGATGGTGGCATACAACTCGTTTCAATTACAAATAGAGGAAGTGGGTACTTTGATAATCCAACAGTTAAGTTTTCAACTGCCCCAAGTGGTGGAGTAGCTGGTATTGCAACAACTAGATTGATTGGCGGAATAAATCTACATGATGCAACACTTGGAACAAGATCTAGATTGGTTCAACATGTTGATATTGTAAATACAGGATCTGGATACACAAAAGCTCCTGGGGTTGGATTTGATGGGACTGGAAGTGGTGCCGCAGCTGTAGCTCAAATCGCAGATGGTGTTGTAAGTTCATTTGATATTACAAACCCTGGACTTGGATACGTAGATCAACCTACTATCACAATTACCGGCGATTCTACCGTAGGAGCCGCTGCAACGGCTGTAATTGGAGAGGATGGGCAAATTACTTCAATTAATCTAATTAACGCTGGAATAGGCTATACAGAGGCTCCTACGATCACCATATCTGATCCATATATGGAATCTCAAGGAAACTTTATATTTAATGAAGTTGTAACAGGATCCGAGACTGGAACAACTGCCAGAGTTAGGTCATGGAGTTTTACAAATGTTTTGGATGTTTCAAATATCGCTGGAGAATTTAAGGTAGGAGAAGTCTTAACAGGGTCAGAATCTGGAGCAACTCATAGAGTATTATTTGTTGACAAGTTCCCAACAGATGATGGATTTGCTGACAATTTCAATATAGAAGCAGAGTCTGATAATATTATAGATTTTTCTGAAAACAATCCATTCGGAACTCCATAAATACAGTATATAAAAGCTATAATTATGTTTGAATATTATTATAACGAAATATTAAGAAAAACAATCATCGCCTTTGGTACGATGTTTAACAATATTTCCATCAAGCACTTTGATAAGAATAATAATGTAGTTGATGTTATAAAGGTTCCTCTTGCCTATGGACCAACTCAAAAATTTCTCGCAAGAATTGAGCAGTCTCCAGATTTAAATAAATCTACTGCGATCACTCTTCCAAGAATGTCATTTGAGTTCAATGGTTTAAAATATGACTCTTCAAGAAAAGTAACAACAACACAACAATTTGTTGCTATTGACAGTGAAGAAGGTGCAAAGAAGACTTATATGCCAGTTCCATATAATATGGAATTTGAACTAAGCATCATGGCAAAAGTAAATGATGATATGCTCCAAATAGTTGAACAAATATTACCATACTTCCAGCCATCTTACAACATAAGTATAGAAGTAGTAGAAAGGATAAAGGAGAAAAGAGATATTCCAATCGTATTGGAAAATATCACAATGCAAGATGATTATACAGGAGATTTCACTAGCAGAAGAGTTTTAACATACAGTCTTAAATTTACTGCAAAAACATATCTGTTTGGTCCTGTTACATCTGCAACTAAGGATATTATCAAAAAAGCAACTGTCAGATATCTCGATGGGAAAGATAGTACTAGTGCAATTCGTGATGTTACATATTCAGTAAAGCCAAGAGCAATAAAAGATTACAATGGAGATATTGTAACTACTGTATCGGAAGATTTTGATACAACAGCTATAACAATAGAGGTTGATGATTTAAGCACTTTAACCGAAGATAGCTACATTGATATAGAAGGAGAAAGAATGTATGTAAAAACAATATCAGATTCTAAGGCGTTAGTGGAGCGTGGTAGAGATGGAGCCATAGTCACTTCACACTTGAGAGGAGCTCCTGTAAAACTCATTACTCAAGAGGATGATGTTTTAGTAGAAGAGGGTGATGATTTTGGATTTAGTGGAGATCTATTCTGATGTCAGATAAATTTAAAGATTTAAATGAAACCTTTGATGTAGAACCAAGTGATTCAGAATCCAGTAAGATACAAAAGATTGAAGATATTAGTTCTACAGTAGAAGATATTAAAAAAGACTATGAATATACTCGTGGTAATTTATATTCAATCATAGAAAAAGGTCAAGAAGCAATTGATAGTGTTCTTGAGTTGGCACAAGAAACAGAACAGCCAAGAGCATATGAAGTTCTTGGCCAGTTGATTAAAAATGTCTCTGATACAACAGATAAGTTGATGGAGCTTCAGAAAAAACTTAAAGATGTTGAAGAAGAAAGTGGAAAAAATAAAGGTCCTTCAACAGTTAACAATGCCCTATTTGTTGGCTCCACAGCAGAGCTTTCAAAACTATTGAAGAATGGCCTTAAGGATCTTGATAAATAAAACAGGTATTCTTTCTGATGTGACATGTTAGAAGAAAAGAAAAAGAAGAGTGACAAAGAAAAGATCAAAGGGATTGGTCGTGGGTATTGGGGAAGATTTGGTATAGAAGATGACCCAGAAGAGTGTTCCAATGGTGGGGATGTTGGAGAATCTGTAGTAATTGATGATGCGAATGGAAAAGCATACGCAAAAGTAATAGATATAATCAAAAATAAAAGTATTAAAGACTATTACAATATAGATGAGGCAGTCAGAATTCCAGCAAAGACTGGAAATATGATTGATGTATATTTCAACTGGAGAGGAAGATATATTTCCTTAAAAATGTTTTTCCCTGAAGTAAGAATGCCTACAAAGCAGGATATTGGGGATCAAATTGAAAAGGCATATCCAGGTGCCCGTGTACTTACATACAACTTATCAAAGTTAGTCTCTGGAGAACCATTTCTGCAGATTGAAGATATGTCAGGAATGTCCCAAAGATCTGGTGACAAGAGAAGCACCAAGAGTGGTGCAGGAATGACTGCAAAGGGTGTCGCAAAGTACAACAGACGCACTGGTGGTAATTTGCAGACTGCCGTAACTACGCCCCCATCTAAACTTAAGCCAGGATCTAAATCAGCAAAACGTAGAAAGAGTTTCTGTGCTCGTTCAAAGAGTTGGAACGGTGAAAGAGGAAAAGCAGCACGTCGTCGCTGGAATTGCTGATGAAAACATTTAAAGAATTCATGAAGGAGGCAAAGGATGAGACCGAAATTGGTGCTCATACTGGAAAATTAGTGCCTAAGAAAAAAATGTCTGCTGCGAAGCGACATGAATTTGAAAAGCAGAGAAGAGAGAACTTAAAGAAACGACCTGGAGACGCTCCTGGTGATAATAAGTTGATTAATGCACTTAGAGATAAGGCAAAAAGAGAAGGAAATTATGCCAATTAAATTATGACTGATTCTTATCTTGGTAATCCCCTACTTAAAAAGTATGGAACAACCCATGAGTTTACACAGGAACAAATTATTGAAATTATGAGGTGTCAAGATGACCCAGTATACTTTGCAAGTCATTATGTAAAAATCGTTTCTCTTGACGATGGTTTGACACAATTTCAGCCATATGATTTTCAGGAGAAATTGATAAGCAATTTCCATGAGAATAGATTTAATATTTGCAAAATGCCTCGTCAGACAGGTAAGTCTACAACTGTGATTTCATATCTTTTACACTTTTTATTATTCAATGCAAATGTAAGTATTGGTATATTGGCAAACAAAGCGTCAACCTCAAGAGAACTTTTGAGTAGACTTGCAACTGCATATGAAAACATTCCAAAGTGGATGCAGCAAGGTGTGATAAACTGGAACAAAGGTAATATTGAATTAGAAAATGGCAGTAAGATATTGGCAGCTTCTACGTCTGCAAGTGCTGTTCGAGGTATGTCATTTAACATCCTCTTTCTCGACGAGTTCGCGTTCGTCCCAAATCACGTTGCTGACCAATTCTTTGCATCTGTTTATCCTACTATTACTTCTGGTAAAAGCACCAAAGTAATTATTGTTTCTACGCCACATGGTATGAATCACTTCTACCGAATGTGGCATGATGCAGAAAGATCAATTAATGAATACGTACCGACTGAAGTTCATTGGTCAGAAGTTCCCGGTAGAGACGATAAGTGGAAAAAGCAAACAATTGCAAATACTTCTGAATCTCAGTTCAAGGTTGAGTTTGAATGTGAATTCTTAGGATCTGTTGATACTTTAATTGCACCAAGTAAATTGAAGTCTTTGGTTTATGAGAACCCAAAGACAATGAATGCTGGTTTAGATGTATATAAAGACCCGATAAAAGATCACGATTACGTTATAACTGTTGATGTTGCCCGTGGAGTTGGAGAAGATTTTTCGGCATTTGTTGTTGTAGATATTACAGAGTTCCCACACAAGGTTGTAGCAAAATATAGAAATAATGAAATAAAGCCAATGCTATTTCCAAATGTTATTTGGGAAGTTGCGAGAAGTTATAATAGTGCATATATTTTATGCGAAGTTAATGATGTTGGAGACCAAGTAGCATCAATCATTCAATATGATCTAGAATATCAAAATTTACTTATGTGTTCCATGAGAGGTCGTGCTGGACAAGTAGTGGGTCAAGGATTTTCAGGCAAAAAAACTCAATTGGGATTAAAGATGTCCAAGACCGTAAAGAAGGTTGGATCTCTTAATCTAAAAGCGATGATTGAGGAAGATAAACTTATTTTTTCTGATTATGAAATAATATCAGAGCTAACTACTTTTATTTCAAAAAGAAATTCATTTGAAGCTGAAGATGGTTGCAATGACGACTTAGCAATGTGTCTTGTCATTTACGCTTGGTTAGTCGCTCAAGATTACTTTAAAGAATTAACAGACCAGGATGTAAGAAAAAGATTATATGAAGAGCAAAAAAATCAGATTGAACAAGACATGGCACCTTTTGGATTCATGTCAGATGGTCTAGATGATAATGAAAGTTTTGTAGATCAAGATGGTGATCGCTGGCATACGGATGAGTATGGAGATAGAGCTTATATGTGGGATTATCTATCATGATCAATAGAAAAAACACCAAAGAAAAAGTTATTGATCTAATACGCTTTGTTATTTTTATACAATTACTGATTGTTGCTGCAACTATCTTTGGATGTTTTGTACCAGGTAAAACTTGTGATGGAGAATCAAAGCAATATATTGCAAATATGATGACTCTTATAACTACCTCTACATTTGCATTATATGCAGCAGAAAAATGATAGATGGATTTGATGACAATCAAATTAAATTAGGGCATCTCCTGCTCACTGATAGAACTTGCAATAAATGTGGGCAGGTAAAAAATTTATTGGATTGTTTTTACAGGACAAGAAAAGACAGAGGTCCGGTAGCGGCTTCATACTCATATGAATGTAAAGAATGTACAAAAGAGAGGATTGTCTCAAAAAGAAGAAAAAAAGACAGAATTGATAGATGGGAATACCCTGATTGGTAGTTCACGCTAGGTTTCCCCAATGAAACTTGCCCTTTTAATAAATAATTTTTAGTTTAATATAGTTAACGGAGAAACAAATGGCAACTCCACAATTATCTCCCGGTCTGATTTCAAGAGAGATTGACCTGACAGTTGGTAGAGTTGATAATGTAATCGATATTACTGGAGCTTTTGCAGGCCCATTTTCAATTGGACCAGTTGATGAGCCAGTAATTATTGAGAGTGAAAGAGATTTGATTGACACATTCGGACAACCAAGCGAAGTGGGCAATCACTTTGAGTATTGGATGAGTGCTGCATCATATCTTTCATACGGTGGAAATATGAACATCGTAAGAACATCAGGAAGCAATCTCAAAAATGCGAATGATACTGGTGTTGCGACTATGATCAAAAATTATGATGACTATCAATTGTATCACACAACAGCATCTTCTTATAGCTTTGCTGCTAAAAACCCAGGAACATGGGCAAATGGAATGGCAGTATGTATGATCGATGATTTGGCAGATCAAATTATTGAGATTGACTCGAACGATCTGGCTGCAGATGGAGCTGTTGTTGGCGAAGGCATCACTGCACCGTTAACAGCCGTAACAATACCAGGAAGTGGTTCAACAGCACCATTCACTGGAGTTCTTAAAGGAATTATTACATCAGTTAATAGCTCAACAACAGCTAATAGTACACTGACAGTAAAGATTGTATCCAGAGTCTCCACAGCAGGAGAAGAAACAGCTATGAGCTATGTGCCACTTAGCGCATATGCAGCTTTTGCAGCAGCATCAACTATTTCGTATGTAGATTCCACTGGAACAGAAGTAGCAACAGCAACTGTAGAGAAAGCATATGACTGGTACGATCAACAAACTCTTAATTTAACAAACAGTGTTGTTTACTGGAAATCTATTGCACCAAAACCAGTAGCCACAAACTACACACTTTCCAGACAAGGAAATAACGATGGTCTTCACATTGTTGTAGTTGATGATCTCGGTACTGTGACAGGTGTCCGTGGAAATATCATGGAGAAGCATCTGTTCCTCTCGAAAGCAAAAGATGCAGTTTCAGACGTAAGTTCACCACAAAAAAATTATTATAAGAATTATATTGCAGATTTCTCTACAAATGTGTATGTTGGAGATAATGCTTTAACATTAGCAGCAACAGGTTTTTCATCTGGCTATACTCCAGCTAGTGCTGAGTGGGGAGAAGATGCACAAGGTAGTGTATTTAAGTCTGCAGGAAATCTATCATTTACACTTTCTGCTGGTGCAGATTATGGTGCAGACGGTTCAATGGATACCGGACTGCAAGATTTGATGGCATCATATAGTCTTTTCACTAATTCCGATAACGTGGAAGTTGATTTCTTGATCATGGGTCCAGGTCTAGCTGATAGAAACGAATCTCAAGCAAAAGCAAATTATTTGATTTCTATTGCAAATGAGAGAAAAGATTGTATGGCGGTTATTGGGCCACATTATTCCGATCTTGTTGGTGTAACTAATTCAGATACTCAAACAGATAATTTGATTAGTTATTTTGGATCACTACAGTCTTCATCATATGCAGTATTTGACAGTGGATACAAGTATACTTACAATAGATTTGCAAATAAATTCTGT